TACCCGTGACGAATTAAAATTTTCTAAATTTGTTGACCGTTTACGTAACAAGTTTACAGAGGTGTTTGACCAAGCATTAAGAATACAATGTGTTCTGAAAGGTATCTGTACCGCTGAAGAATGGGATTTGTTTAAAGAAAATATCTATTATGATTTCATTAAAGATAATAACTTTGCTGAACTCAAAGAAGCAGAATTGATGAACCAACGATTGAGTTTGTTGGGTGCCGTTGACCCATATACTGGTCGTTATTTCTCTCAGGCATGGATTCAACGCCATGTCTTACGTCTGACCGATGACGAAATTGATGAGATGCAGAAAGAGATTGATAAAGAGAAGGAAGAAGGTTTAGGTTTACCAGTTGGTGTTATGAATGACGTAGCACAACAACAAATGGCATCTAACATACCAATGCAACCTACTCATCCAGAAGATATAAAGGCGCAAGCTGAGATGGAACAATCATCACAAAAAGCAGCAGCGAAAAAAGAAGAAGTGAATACTTTCACAAAACTGAAACGTATATTATAAATAGTTTAATTGGGAGAAAAATATGTCAGAACAAACAAGAGCAATTGTAGATTATGCGGAAGATGGTAAAGCAACAGAAATGCGTGATGCTTTGTATTCTGCTATTCAGGATAAAGTTATGGCTCATATTGAGAACCATAAAGAACAGTTAGCAAAGAATCTTTTTGCACAACCTCAAGAGGCTGAAGTAGAAGATTCCGCAGTTTAATAGGAAACAAAAATGGCAAACGCATACACATATCAGGTGATAAAAGACACAACAGAACATACAGTTATTAAATTAACTGGATCTTTTGATGGTACTGGTCAAGAATCCAATGCAGTTCGTATTCAAGCAAATACGTTATATGGTGCATTGGATAGTTCTAAAGGTAATTTGTTAGTATCAGCAGCAAACACAGGTGCTCTTTCATATTATGGATTGGCATTAAATCGTTTGTGGTATGATTGTGCAGCTGGTGGTGATGTTCAATTATATTGGAACGCTGCAAGTCCAGAACCATTAATGATTATGAACGGTAATGGTGAGTTTGATGGAATGGGTAACTGGACAACAATACCAAACAGTACAGTTGGTGAAACCGGCAGTAAAGGTGATATTGGTATTGTTACCCGTGGTATGGCAGCAAATGATTCTTATACTATGGTTATTGAATTACGTAAAGATAATGCTCATTATCAACGTGGTCAGTTTAATGATCCAGCAGCGTTCAATTACCCACCATATGGCGTAAGACCATAATAGAAAGTCTATAATGAAACTCATTAAAGAAATTACCGAATCGGTAAACTACATAACAGAAGAAAAAGACGGCAAGAAGACCTTGTTTATTGAAGGTCCTTTTCTTGTCGCTGAAGCGGTTAACAAAAACAAACGTATGTATAAAGAAGAAACCATGCGTAATGAAGTTAATCGTTACACAGAAGAATATATTAATAAACACCGTGCCTTTGGTGAACTGGGTCATCCAGACACCCCATCTATCAATCTTGACCGTGTGTCTCACTTAATTGTGGGTCTGCGTCAAGAAGGAACTGCTTGGATAGGCAAAGCTAAAATCCTTGAAACCCCTATGGGTAACATTGCCAGAAACCTTATTGAAGGTGGTGCACAATTAGGTGTATCGTCCAGAGGTATGGGTTCTCTGAAAATGGAAAACGGTATCAACGTTGTTCAAGGTGATTTTTGTCTAGCCACAGCGGCAGATATAGTAGCAGACCCTTCTGCGCCTGGTGCTTTTGTACAAGGTATCATGGAAGGTAAAGAGTGGATGATGATAAATGGTAATTGGACTGAAGTTCAGTTAGAGGAAGCAAAGCAAGAAATTCGTCAAGCTTCTAAAAAACAAATTGAACAAGTCAGTTTAAAAATATTCGAAAATTTCATCAAAAAACTTTAATTATAAATATCCATTATATACAAGGAGATTCTCAAAATGGGAAATTTAAATCTAGCAGACGCCGCTAAAGCAGTTTTGACCGAAGGTGCTAAAGAAACTTTCGATTCAAACATTTCGTCTAAACAAGGCGGCAAGGACAAACCATCTAAATTGCCTACATCGGTTGCTTACGGTAACAAAGATGTTGGTAAAGTCGGTGATACACCAAATGATGTTAATGATCCAACACCAGACTACACAAAAGGTGTTCCAACAGCAACACCTCCAGGTGCTACGCCGCCAGTTGGTTCTGAGCCAATGAAAAAATTGGCAGCACAACCTGGTCAAAAAACAGCTGGTGATTCACAAGGTGCTTCTGCCGATATGGGCGGCCATCAAGGTGATGAAACATCTTACGAAAACATTCGTGACCGTGTTAAGGCTAAATTGGCAAAGCAAACTATGCAAGCTAATCCAGGTGCCACATTCCAATCTTACGGTGAAGAAACCGAAGAAGATGGTGAATTGGTTGCTGAAGCAGGATCAGAAAAAGGCGAAGGCCACGAAGATGCTGCTCAAGACAAAGCCATGATTAAGAAGATGATGAAGAAAGAAAAGATGAAAGAGCAAATGGAACAAGACGTTGATGCTCTGTTGTCTGGCGAAAATCTTTCTGAAGAATTCAAAGACAAAGCAACTACAATTTTCGAAGCTGCCGTTATCGCTCGTACACAAGCTGTTATGGAAGATATCGAACAGGCTCTATTCGAAGAATTCGAAGTTGCCGTGGAAGAAATTAAAGAAGACTTGGCTACCAAGTTAGACGACTATATCAACTACATGGCCGAAGAATGGTTGAAAGAGAACCAATTGGCAGTTGAAAAAGGTCTACGTGCTGAAATCGTGGAATCTTTCATCTCTGGTATGAAAGACCTGTTCGAAGCACACTACATCGACATTCCAGAAGAAAAAGTGGATGTTGTTGAAGGTCTAACAAGCAAAGTTGAAGAGTTAGAAGCTTCATTGAACGAGCAAATTCAAACTGCCGTTGACATGAAGAAAGAACTCAACGAACACAAAAAAACAGAGGCTATACATGCAGTATGTGAGGGCCTAACGCAGACTCAAGTAGAGAAAATGAAATCACTCGCAGAGGGTGTTGAGTTTACTACTGACGAAGAATTCGCAGATAAATTGGTAACATTGAGAGAATCATATTTCAATCAACCAATCAATACATCTGGCAGTTCTGCATTGAACGAAGAAGTGGATATCGAAGAAGAAAAAAAGACCAACACCAATGTTGATCCAACTATCGCCTCATATGCACAAACAATCTCTAAAACCTTGGTAAAATAAATAAAAATTACCAACATAGAAACTCACAAGGAGAAAACTAAATGTTTCTAACAGAAGAACTACAACAAAAGTGGTCACCAGTTCTGAATCACCCAGAACTCGAAGCCATTAAAGACCCATACAAGAAAGCAGTTACTGCTCTTGTTTTGGAAAACCAACAACAAGCTATGTCTCAAGATGCTCAGTCATTGAACGAAACTAACACTTACGCTGCTGGTCCAACCAACATCGCTGGTGGTGTTTCTAACTATGACCCAATCTTGATTAGCTTGGTTCGCCGTGCTTTGCCAAATCTGATTGCTTATGACGTTGCTGGCGTTCAGCCAATGACTGGTCCAACAGGTTTGATTTTCGCAATGCGTGCTCGTTACAGCGCACAAAGCGGTTCACCAACTAACACAAACGAAGCTTTCTACAACGAAGCAAATACCGAATTCTCTGGTACTTCTTCTGCTGCTAACCCATACGGCTTCCGTGGTAACAACGCAACTGACATTGCTACCAACACTGGTGCTGACTTGACTGCTAACAGTTTCACAACTGGTATCGGCTTGCCAACAGTTACTGCTGAACAATTGGGTACAAACGATGGTTTGGCATTCCAACAAATGGCCTTCTCTATCGAGAAAGTTACTGTTACTGCTCAATCACGTGCTTTGAAAGCTGAGTACTCACTTGAACTCGCTCAAGACTTGAAGGCAATCCATGGTTTGGATGCTGAAACAGAATTGTCAAACATTCTATCTACA